AGATCGACCGGGCCGACGAGCTACAGAAGAAATGGCAAGTCAAACCGGGCGACCTCTGGATTATTCCCAGCAAGACGGCCAGCGGAGAGCATCGCTTGCTATGCGGGGATTCGACGAAGCCGGAAGACGTGGCGCGGGCCTGCGATGGACATGTGCAGATGTGCGTGACGAGCCCGCCCTATTGGGGCTTGCGAGATTACGGAACCGCGACGTGGGAGGGCGGCGATCCGGGATGTGATCACATCGATCAAGCCGCGAGCGAGACGAAGAATCGGCTGGCCGGTTCACATTCGGGGGACATCACCGATCGCAGGACCAATGAGCAGAAGTCGAGCAACCGGGCGACGGTCTGCTATCGCGACATCTGCGGCAAGTGCGGCGCCCGCCGTATCGATAGCCAGCTCGGCCTCGAAGCCACCCCCGCCGAATTCGTCGCGGCGATGACCGGCGTGTTCGCGGAAGTGCGGCGAGTGCTCAGGGATGATGGCACGGCGTGGGTGAATCTGGGGGATAGTTTTGCGGGTGGCAAAGTTGGAGGTAATGACGGCGTACCAGATGAATGGCAACGACCGAGTCGTGCGAATAAGGCAAACGTCCCGAAGATGGGACCAGGTCTCAAGCCCAAAGACCTCGTTGGCATCCCGTGGCGGGTTGCGTTCGCGCTGCAAGCCGATGGCTGGTATCTACGTTCGGACATAATTTGGCACAAGCCGAACCCGATGCCCGAAAGCGTGCGCGACCGGCCGACGAAGGCACATGAGTACATATTTCTGATGGCGAAGCAGGATCTGTACTACTGGGATGCTGAGGCAGTGAGAGAAGATCAGACTGGCCCGAGCAAGACACGACGTTTTACATCTTCCGATGGTGCTACGGCGCGATCATTGGGAGAAATATCGAGCGGCAATGAGGGATCAGGCGCATTGTGGACTGATACAGGCACTCGCAACATCCGCTCCGTGTGGACTATCACGCCGCAGCCGTTCAAGGAAGCGCACTTCGCAACTTTTCCCGTGGAGCTGGCCGCGCGGTGCATCGCCGCTGGCACCAGCGAGCGCGGCGCTTGCCCGACCTGCGGGGCACCGTGGGAACGGGTCACGGAAACGGAATCGGTAAGGTCTCAGGCTGAGAGATCCCGGCTCGGTTGGGATGAACGGCCCAAAGCGATGCAAAGTGCAACGAGCAAGACAAGCGGCTTATCTGCATCGAACAGCCATTCATCAGATACTCCGCAATCACCTCGTGTAACAACCCTCGGCTGGCGTCCAACCTGCTCCCACGATGCCGAGCCTATTCCGTGCGCCGTTCTCGACCCCTTCATGGGTGCCGCTACCACCATCGTAGCGTGTGAGCAGCTCGGCCGGCTGGGGCGGGGCATTGAGCTATCGCCACAGTATGTGGCCATTGCCCTTGAGCGCCTGGAGGGCCTCGGGCTCAGTCCGAAACTCGCATGAGAGGCCGCAAGCCGACCCCCACGAAACTGAAGATCCTGGCCGGCACGCGGAAGGCGCGGGTCAATCACCAGGAGCCAAGCCTCCCGCCAGCCCGGCCCGAGATACCCGAGCACCTTGACGCCCTGGCCCGCGGCGAGTGGGAGCGGCTCTGCCCGATCCTCGAGCGCATGGGGGTGCTCACCGAGGCGGACGGGGCGGCCTTAATGCTTTACTGCGAGGCTTACGGGAAGTGGCTCCGGGCTCGCGGCGAGGTTCAAAGGCGAGGGCTCCTGATCGAGGTCACGAGAACCGTCACCAGCAAGCGGGGGGCGACGATCGAGACGACGGGCCAGGTCAAGGCCAACCCGGCGGTCATGATCGAGATTCAGATGGCCCGGCTCATGAAAGAGATCCTGATCGAGTTCGGCCTCACGCCCTCGGCCAGGTCGAGGATCAAGACGAACGATCCCGGCCCGCGCGATCGGCTGGGCGAATTCCTGGCACGGCAGAAGGCCCGCTAAGCCATGCCCGCGGTCGCGAAAGCCAGGGTCGCCAAGAAGTGGATCCGCGGCCCGGCCGATCGCCTGGCGATCGAGCAGGGATGCTACTTTGATCCCTCGATTGGCAAGGCGGCTTGTGAGTTTATCGAGACGTTTTGTTGCCAGTCCAAGGGCCGCTGGGCGGGGCAGCTCCTGGTCTTGCTCCCTTGGCAAACGGACTTTTTAATGCGGCTGTTTTCGTGGCGCTCGCCCGATGGCAAGCGGCGTTTCAAACGAGCTTATCTAGAAGTGGCCAAGAAGAACGGAAAGACGACACTCTTGAGCGCTCTCGCGCTCCTGCTCCTGATCGCCGATGGCGAGGGGGCGCCAGAGGTCTATGTTCTGGCGGTCGATCGCGACCAGGCGAGCATCCTCTTCGATGAATCGGCTCGCATGGTCCGGTCTTCTCCCGAGTTTGCAAGTCGGCTCGAACTCGTGGACTCGCGCAAGAGGATCATCGATCCGATCGGCAACGGCCGGATCGTCGCCGGTTCGGCCGAGGTCTCTCAGAAGGATGGAGTATCCGCGAGCTGCGTGATCTTCGACGAGCTCCACAGATCCAAAACGCGGGATATGTGGGACGTGATGGAGTACGCCGGGGCCAGCCGAGAACAGCCCCTCAAGATCAGCATCACGACCGCAGGGGAAGACACCGCCGGAATCTGGCACGAGCAACGCGAGTACTCCGAAAAGGTGAATGCTGGTGTGATCCCGGACATCACCCATCTCGGCGTCGTCTATCGGGCCCTTGAGGAAGACGACATCGACGATCCGGCGACGTGGCGGAAGGCGAATCCCAGCCTCGGCCACACGATCAGCATCGATGACTTCCGCCGGGAGCTGGCCGAGGCCAAGGAAGTCCCAACAAAATTGGCCAACTTTCGGCGCCTCAGACTCAATGTAGTCACCCGTGGGGATCAAGCCTTCGTTGGTATCGAGCAATGGGACGCATGCAACGACTTTCGAGCAGCATTGGGCCACGCCAACCTCATAAGCGAAGGGCCGGTTGTAGGCGGGCTCGACCTCAGCACGGTGGACGACTTGACGGCACTGGCCATCGTCAACGGGAGCATTGATTCCGAAGTGGGCGTGGAGATGGCTTTCTGGCTCCCGGAGGAAAACATCGTCGATCTGGAGAAACGTCATCAGGTGCCGTATCGGACCTGGGCCGACATGGGGCTGATCACGCTCACGCCGGGCAACGTGATCGACTACAGCTTTATCCGCCACCACATCAACGCCCTGGCCCAGGAGAGGGACCTGGTCAAGCTGCTGATTGACCCGTACAACGCCACCAAGCTCGGCCTCGAGCTCAAGGAACAGGACGGCCTACCCATCGAATATATCCGGCAGGGGTATCTCTCGCTCTCTGGCGCAACCAAGGAGCTGCTCCGGCTCATCCTCTCGGGCCAGCTCCGTCACGGCGGCCACCCGATCCTACGCTGGCATGCCTCAAACTGCGTGGCCGAGCAAGACGCCGCCGGCAACATCAAGCTCAGCAAGAAGAAGAGCCAGAAGAAAATCGACGGCATGGCCGCCCTGGTCAATGCCATCGCCGCGGCTGTCGGCAACCTCGCCGGGCAAACCGTCCATGAATCCCCACTGTTACTCCTTTGATACCCGACTCTCAACCCTGGGAAACCCATGTCGCCGTCGCCGCCCCGACGCCAGTCGCGGCCAGGGAAGAGCGCTCGATCATCGGCGAGGAGCTCTGGCTGCCACCGTGGACCGGCGGCACCGCGGGAATCCCCGTCACTGAGCGGACCGCGCTCGAGCTGCCGGCCATGCTGGCGGCCCTCACCGTGCTGGCGACCGATACCGCCGTTCTGCCCCTGAATGTCTACCAGCGGCTGCCGGACGGCGGGCGGATCCACCGGTATGACCACCCGGTCGAGGAGCGGCTGGCCCTCAACCCCGATGGCGAGGGGGAGACGACCGCAGTCACCTGGCGAAGCGCCTGGATGGGCCACACGCTCACCCACGGCAACGGCTATGCCGAGATCCAGCGCACCGGCCGCGGGGCCATCTACGGACTGCATCTCCTCGACCCAACCACCACGGCCGCCACCCGCCAGGATGGCAAGCTGCGGTATCGGATCGATGGCGGCAAGTACCTCCCGCCCGCGAACGTCCTGCATCTCGCGGGCCTGGGTTATGACGGCATCACCGGCTACAGCTATATCCGGCTCTTGCGGCGTGCCATCGGC